GCCATGTCTGAAAATGGAATTGGTCTGGAAAATTTCGGATATATTCCACGCGGTCGCTCACGTCATAGCAATCCCGCCAAACGTCATCCGCTTCCTCACGTTCAAGCTCCGAAAAGTGTTCTTCATCAATCACGGGGTAATCTTCCAAAGCGCAAGCAATTTCAGCCGCCGCTTCTAAATGCTTTACCGCGTTTTCATGGATAGCAATCCACTCTATCCAACCGCAAGCCCAATGGCCTTCGCGGACTATTGTCCAAGGGTCAACGTCGCCGCTATATTGTGGGGAAATTTCTTCCATGGCCTTAACCGCGCAAGCGAAATTACTACGATCCAAGGCGTCCGAATCTCTATTTTGGCCGACAAAAACATAGTGATTTTGCCACTCCGTGCCACCCCAGCTTTCAGGCCTAGTCCACTTTTGAAGGTATCGCAAGGTGTTTTCTTTTAAATGTTCTAAAGGTTTCATGTTTTGCTGTTTCCTGTTTCTGGTTTAGCGGTTCGCGCCGCATGGAAATAACCTAGTGCCGATTAGGTTTCTTGTCCAACTTTATTTTTCAAGCCAGCCGCCCCCCCGCTCAAAAGTTAACTATTTTTGTGGGCTATAATTGCGAAAAAAAAATAGCATCAGCGCACATTGAATGCAGCCAAGGGGCTTCAATGGGCGTCTGATTACATCATGGGCAAGACCATCAAAGAAACAGACCCAGAACGATACAAAGCAATCTGTTCCGACCTGAAGGCAGGCAAGTCTTTGGTGCAAGTTCAAAGGGACAACAGTGCAGGCAGTGAAGCGGTTGGAAGGATTAAGAATGAACTAATGACCGCTGGCGAATTAAAGGACTGGAAGAAGCGCACCGCAGGCAAAGCAGCAGCACTGGCGGAAAGGATGATTGATAAGATGGGGGCAGAATTGGACAGCATGAAGGCTTCCAGTTTACCCATACCAGCAGCGGTGTTAATCGACAAAGTATCCGCCTTGTCCGACCAGCCTTCACAAACCGTGGTGCATAAGGTCGAATTGGGTGAGTCAATGGCTGGCTGGCTGGGCCAAAATACAGCACCAAACAGCACCAAAGTAGTGGATGCTGAGATTATCCCCGAAAAACAGCAACAAAACAGCGGTCTACCAAACCGCAACACCGATGAAACGGAATAAAAAGCACGCCCGGACGCGTCCAGGCGCGCGCTATATACTCGCGCGATCTATAACGCGCGCGCGAGGGGGGGAGGGGGTCTGAGCTTTTGCCCGCCTCCCTATATATATGGGTTATGCCTCACACAAAATTTTCTGAAAAATGCCAGAGACTCTAACACTCGAACGCGACTTGGCAGTTACCCTAGGGCTACCAAGGAAAGAGTTAGCGCACCACAGGGCTTCCCTGTCTAAAGGTGTAGACTGGGGCAAGCAAGGCACGGCAGTGGGCTACACGGACATAGGAGTGGAGAAGCTGCAAGCCTTGGTGGGCGTGGGAGAGGTGGAGTTACCGCAGAAGCCGCTGGTGATCGCCAAAGTCACCAAAGCCAACATCCGCAATCCGCGCTTAATAGAGGCGGAGTATGAAGGCGAGCGAGTATTGGTGCGTATCAAGCGGCAGAATCTCTATGTGATTGGGATGCCTGTGGTGATGCGTAGAGATGGCCCCGGATGGGCAGAGGGCCGCAGACCGAAGCGCAAAGGCTATGTTAAGACGGACGATGTTTGACGAGGACGAAGAGCGCAGGAGGGACTTGCGTGATTGGTACGCGGGATTGGCGATGCAGTCGATACTGAACAGCTTCAATGGCGACTTCCCTCTGGAGGTTGACCTGCTCTCAGACAGGGCATTTGAGATCGCTGACGCCATGATTGTGGAGCGTGACTGCCGAGATGACCTATGAGCGAGATGCAGCCATCACAGGAAGCCCACTTAAAGCGCGTCACAGAGCGTCTGAGCCATCTTATCGATGCGAAGTACCGTGCAGGGCAGGCAGAGCATGGAGGCTATCTGTGGCGCAAGAAGATGCTCCCCAACATCATGGACGAGGTACTGGACTTGGCAGTGTATGTGGCGACCTTGGAGGAGCAAATAGAGGAGGTAAAGAACCTCTGTGTATCGGGGGAGGACGCCAAAGAGGTTGTGGAGAAGATTAAGCGCATACTGTGAAGGAACCGACGCCCCATCCTATCCTGAAAGCCCCGACTAGGGAGGAGTGCTTGGCGCAGGCTGAGACGATAGACCCTGAGACTGGGGAGAAGTATGGGATTGAGAGGGTACTGAAGGACTTGGAGCAGCGGGAGTACATCATAGAGCTATCCCAGAAGGAGCCTTATGGGCATGGCTTTGGAGTTCGCCCCTGTTTTCAGGAGCTAGACCACTGGGTACAGGCGGAAAAGTTACTGGAAGACTATGATCGCTTGCTGATTAGTGGTGGCAACAGGTCAGGGAAGACTCAATTTAGTGCGAAGTATCTGGTGAGAACGATGGTAGAGAAGCCCGGAGCGCGGGTAGTGGCGTTTTCGATGACGAGCCAGAGCAGCATCCGCGACCAGCAGCCGAGTGTCTTCAACTATCTTCCGGGTGAGTGGAAGAAGCCGAAGAAGAACAACCAGTAGCTATAGTCCTTCCGGATAGCTATCAAAAACAACCATCTGTTTACTTGATGTGTGAAGTAGTACAAGTCTCAGACGATTGCAAGTTTCACCATCATTTAAGAAATGGAGATAAAATAGTTATAGAAAGAAGGATGCTTTGTTCTATTGACATAACAGAAAAACCAGTCTATTTAGTATTAGAAAATTATGTTTATGGGAGAATAACAGATGAAAATAACACCTAAGCTATTAAAAGAGATGATTGAGCAACAGTTGAAAGAAAAAACTATGTTGTTGGAAGAGCCTTTGCCTCCGGAAACTGAAAAGGAACCAGTTGCAGAAGCATTCAAGAGAACATCGAAAAAACCTGGTAAGGATGTTAAATCTGATAGGAGTTCTAAGTGACAAAGTATGCCAAGACTATTGAAATATATGGTGATGGCATTGGTAAGGTACAGTACATTGATCATATGGGCAGCGACCTTACCGTTGTCAATAGCGCTAGGGTCAGCTTTGGTGTCAATAAGTCTGAGTTGGATGGGCGTGATAGAAAACTCATCAATTATCTTATCAGACACCGCCACACTTCTACTTTGGAGCATAATAGTGTTACCTTTAAATTTGTTGTCCCTCTTTATGTGCGTTCTCAGCATCATCGTCATCGAACATGGTCCTATAATGAAATTTCTAGAAGATACACAGATAAAGATCTCAGATTTTATGAACCCGATAGATTTCGAACCCAACACAAATCAAACCGACAAGCTTCGAACCCCGAAGAGTTGATAAACCCAAACATGTCTGCAAACGTCAAGTGCTTACAACCATTAACTCCTTACTATGCTTCCGATCTTATAATTGATCACCATGATAATAGTTTGGGACTATTTAATCGTTTGATAGATGCTGGTGTTTGCAGAGAACAAGCAAGAGGAGTATTACCGCAGAGCCTATATACAGAGTATTATGGAACTGTCAATCTTAATAATCTTCTTAAATTTATTGATCTTCGCACTCACGAAGGAGCACAGTGGGAAATCCAAAAGGTTGCCTTGGCTTGTTTAGAAATCGCCACGGACCTATGGCCAGTTACCGTTGAGTCTTACAGGAAACTGCGGGGTGGAGGCTAAATTTAAGGTTGGAGATTTAGTTGAGTTAAGCGATTTCGGACAGACTATCGCTGGCGATTGGGAAATTAAATTTGCCGTTATAGTGAAAGGGCCTTATTCGTTTGGATATCCTGTGGATGATTCACCAGAAGGCTTCCATGTCGCTTACGATATAATGATTGGAGATGAACTAATTAAAAGAGTACCGAGTATATTTTTATTAAGGATGGACAAAGATGAAGAAGATAATGAACGAGTGGAAAAATTGGTTATTGGAGACGGCCCCGACTGAAAAGGAAATGCCCCAAGCCGAAAAACCAGAGGGCTCTGACAGTCACGATAGAGCACTTGCTGATTATTATAGAGGCAAATTTGAAAATGCTTTAAAAACAGGCATCGGGAATTACTTAAAATCTGGCGATGTAACAGCATTACATAAGTTTTTCAAAGATATAAAAAGCTCAGAAGACATGGAATTGAGATCGCGGGTTGCCAAGGCATTAATCGGAATGCATCACATCTATAAAAATAGGGATGATTATGGTGGCTTAAAATCCTCCATCCCAGGTTCTTCATATTATCCATCAGGCAGTGGGTTCCTGTTCAACGACCAGCCAATTATCCAAAAGGACCCGGCTAAGACGATTAAGCCCATTCTTAAAATGATGGGAGATATGAGAATAATTAAGGATTATCTTAGCTCAAACAAACTTCCAACTGGTGTTGATTTGGATAACATTTTGTCCACTTTTATATCCCAAAATGTGGCTAGCTACAGAGCAGAACCAGAAGCACCAAAACCATCCTCTCGTTTTTCAAGAGCATTAAGTATGAGCCCAGAAAAACTAGCACAGATGAACAAAGACCTTTACAAGAGGAATAAATGATAACAGAGTATCGCTTTGATAAACTAAATGTCGGTGGTTCAATTGAATGTTTACTACACTCTTTCATTAATGACGAACAAGTCTTACTCCTTAATCCTATTTATCCTTTTGAATTAGCAGAGATGCCTTTTCAAGAGGATCTTAAGTTTTTAGGTTATGATAGGAACAGATCAATTAAAAAATCAGAAATGTGGGATCGTCTAGCATTCTTGCTTTCAATGTCGGGGCAGATCGTATTCCCCAATATAGTAAAGACATTCAGAAGCGACAAGAACCGCTTTGTCCTTGTTACCGAATTCAACAAAAGGATAGTGATTGTAGCTGATGAAGTTGTGGCTTGGGAAGATATCATGGATGACTATGTTAATGTTTATGACTGGTTCCATGTGAGATCTGGCAACAATCATAGCTTTTCTAAGATAGAAGACCATAAACATAATTTTATTCACACTCTTCATTTCTATCCTTCAAATAGAATCGGTGCCAATGGCAACAAGAAGGATCTTTGTGCTGAATCTAGACTAACAACAAAGGAAGCAATGGAACCAGACTTCTCTGAGGGTATCGCCAGACTCAAGTCGCTAAAAATGATGAAGGATAAAGGAATAAGAGGGCAATCAAACGGATATTCCAAGATAGGAACACAATTGCATTATGCTATTAAAATAGAGCATACCCATAGAGAAATAGTACAAGATTATCAACCAGTAAGGACATTAGATGAGATACTACAAGATGAAAGACAGGAAGGTAAAGCATGGAACCTAGCGAAAAAACTTTTTCGTCACAAGCAAATTTCCATCTTGCAGGACTCATTCCGGTTGCCGGCCAACCTTTAGAATATGGAATGCCCTATCCAGATTGTCTTTTGCCCATAGCACCAGACTACACCATGATTGAAGCTGCTGTTGTCGAAGCGGCTTTTGCTGGTTGTGATACAATCTGGATTATATGCAATGATGATATAGCACCGATGGTTAGATATAGAGTTGGAGACTTCATTCAAGATCCAATCCATTTTTATAATAAGTTTGATGCGAGACCAACAGAACGGAGAAAACGTATTCCTGTTTTCTGGGTCCCTGTCCATGCCAAAGACAGACACAAGAGAGATTGCTTATCATGGTCTGTCCTTCATGGGGCTATCGCCT